ACATGACCCACGGAACGAACATAAAGAATCACCCTTTCGAAAGGCTCTGGCCAAGTACTCTAAAAGAACAAGGCCCTTCAATCAACGAGCATTACGAATGGTGACGGACATTATGGAGAAGAAGCACCAACATCAGTCAGATAACACAACAACAGAACATTTGCGGATAGATATGGAAACCATCATCAATGGAATCCCTGGAGACGACAGATACAAGGCTTTGGAAATGGAGTCCTCCCCCGGACTTCCGTGGAAAAAGCAGAGACAGGCTGGCCAGACAGGAAAATCCTTTCTATTTGACAGGGATGGGAATGACAAGTGGAAAATGAAAGATCAGTTGGACCACGCAGTGGAGGAAGATCTGAGATTGTTGCAACAGGGCATACGGCCAGCAACACTTTGGGTTCATTGCACAAAAGACGAACGACGACCAATCAAGAAAGTGAGAGAGGTGAAGACGCGAATATTCACAATGGCACCAGTTGACATGACACTGGCAATAAGAGCCTTAACAATGCACTTTAGTGCGTGGTTTTATGGTAACAATTGCAAGGACTACTCAGCTGTAGGAGTGAATGCACATGGGCCGGCCTGGACTGAGATTTACCAGGCAATGAAGAAGAAGGCCCTTTCAGGAATTGATGGAGACTACGGAATGTACGATGGCACACTTGACCCGGACTGTATACAGGCAGCAATGGATTTGATCACGGCATGGACGTTCAGACCGATTGAGATTCACAGATCAGACGGAACGCAGGAATGGCAGAAGCCAGAAGCTTACACCATTGTCTTGAGTGACGGAGAGGAGATACAGTTCACGGAGGAGCAGTTTGCAGTGGCCATGAGGATTTGTTCAGCAGAGTTTGTCCACACCACACAAATAGTTATGAATGTTATACATCGTAAAACACAGGGAAATCCATCTGGAAATCCCCTAACAGTCATACTTAACACAATGGTTGGATACATGTACATGGCACTGGCATATTTGGAGGCAGGTTTGAAGACAGGACGAGGCATAAAATCATTTGCGGACGACGTTGCCTGCATCATTTATGGTGACGACAACATAGTTGCATGGATTTTGGAAGAGTTTGAGGAATGGAACCCCGCATTTATTACAGCATTTTTCGCAGATCACGGCATAGAATACACCACAGCCGACAAGAGTGGAGCAGAGCAGGAGATGAAGCCTGTGGAGAAATTGAGATTTCTAAAGAGAGGATTTAGACCACATCCAGTCTACCCGAACTTCATCAGAGCACCCATAGATATGGACACCATCTATGAGATGACGAATTGGATGAGAGAGTGTCCCGACGAAAAAGAACAACTATACTGTCAGATTGATACTGCGCTAAGAGAAGCAGCGGCGCATGGTGGAGAATTTTACAGGTTATTTTTAGGCCAGGTAAATCAGGCATTGATGAAAGTCAAGTACGA